TTTCTAGGTAGTTGTGAAATTTCTCGTCTAGGTTGATCATCGTTCTTCGTAGGTTAATTTACGGACTTTCCGTTTGCGGCGAGCCTCTTGGTATTTTAGGTCATTTTCTGTCAGGATACCGTGATTTTTAACAATATCTTTAGATTTTGTTAGAACTACCTGACCTAGTTCAACTGCAGAAATTGTATCACCTACAATTCTCATCTGATTTGAACAACCACAGAACTGAACCTTGCTAGTGCTGGTTAATTCTTTGTTACATATCTTGCATCTTGCCGTAATCAAAATAGTCCTTCCTATAATAACGTCCGAGTATATTTGAATTGTAAAAGGCAGGGGTTCCGTCTTCTAAAGATTCAGTTAGAACTCCTCTTGTGAAGAGTTGTTTAGTTTCCTCATAATTGACTCTACCTGGGGTGGGATGCGTTGAGAGGATTTCTCTTTTGAAATTCTCTCTGCCCACTCTTCCAATGTCTTGTTTAAGGTCTGCAGAGCTTCCGTAGTATCGTTTCCAATCTGATTCGCTTGTGACCCTACGCTTGCCACCTTTAGGTTTTCGTTTCTGGTAGAAATATTTTCTTCCGATGTATTGTTGACCTGTCTGGATATTAGTAATCCTGTAGACAAAACCGAACTGGTCGCCAATATCATCAGAAGTGAAAGGTTTACCCTCATATATCCAGGGGTTTTCGTAAACTCGTTCCTTAACCACTTGATCATAATATTACTCTTCTGTATTTAGTTCATCACCTTTAGGGAGTCCTAGTGTTTTGTATTCAAGTTGAGTCTTCAGAAAAAGAATCTCATCTTTGAGATATTCATTCTCTTTCTCAAGATACTCGCAATGTTCTTGGTAGATAATTACGCTCATATGGCTATTTATGGTTCATCAAACAATACTTCATTTATATATTGGTCTGCCCAACGTACACCAAAGTAAGCTTCTAAAATTTTCCTAGTTTTATCATTCTTCCTTTGACTATTGCAATAATCTGATTGTGCTAACCATCTCTGTTCTGCTCCACGATTATTCATAGTTGCTTTCCAGACAGCACCAACATATACATCTAGATATTCATTAACTATATTACAAAATACATCAATATCTTTTTCATCATCCAATCTTGCGAATTTACAGTACGGTGAAAAAATAGTACCCCATGCAGGGATCTCTCTATTGTGTTTAAAACTATAGTATCTACTAATATCAGCAATATCTTCATAGATTGAATGTTCTATACCATCTACAGGAGAGATATCAGTAATAGCAGCAGTAACCTTACTCTTAGTAGCTACAATATCAGCACCAAAAATAGGTAAATTAAACTCAGGATCTGGATACCAGATACAGTGAAGGATATCTAATGGTCCTAGAGTAGCAATTTCCATATGTACCTTACGTAACCCAGTACATACATGCATATCATTTTCAATGGTTAGTTTACCATCTTCTGTATCTTTGTAGACCTCTCTGAATTTATCATCAACATCCATTTCCTCTATGTTTGGTAGAGACTCTTGATGTTTGCGAATAATATCAGCTAGGTCATTAACTATGTGTCGCATAACTGAAAAAGAATTCTTTAATTAAAGTTTGTGACTTTTCTTTGCCAAATCTATTTGCCAAATATCCTGAAATAGGATCAAGTCTTATCATATACTTGTCAAAATCAATGTACTCTGAAGTGTCGTTACCAGTTGGTTGATTTTCATCCAACATATTTTTATAAAACCTTAGATATTTCTCAAACAATGGTAAATGTTCATCTACTTCATCTGGTTTACAGTATCTAACAACAATATTGTCAGAAAAATGATTACCTGGTTCAAAAAATCTATATGTACCCTCAGATTTAGGTAGCTCTGGTGTATAAAACAGGTATTTTTCCACAGGATGTTGAAAATCAAACACAATGACAACTCTCTTGTCATTCATTCCCATAAGATCCATACCAAAACAGGGTAAATTAGATCCTGTCTTAGGGTATATTATATTGTTATGGATACTGCATGATTTATCATCCCAAATTTCAATTTGTCTAGACTTGATAATATGATCACCTGTATACAAATCAGCAGTCAAGTTTACATTCTTATCACCAGTCCATTCAGCATGTCTTTCAACAAATTCTATATCAGGAAAGACATCTGAAACAACGGTTTTATAATTTTTCCAAAGATTCATTACTTAGTCCCACGGGTCTGGTATTTCTTGATAGATTCTTCCCACTCCTTCATGCTGCTCTGGCAATCTGGTGGCTCTGGATCTTTTATACCTTTCTTCTTCTTCCAGTCGTTGTGCATTGCTTGCATCAACCAACTTTGGGATAGACTCTTCGGTCCATTCATCAGCAATTCTCTGTTGAGTTTGCCGTGAGCTTTCATGCCTAGGTATTCTTCTCTCCACGACTCGTCTCGTGGTTCTTGTGGAATATCTAGGATCATAATTGAAAACCAGCGAAAGTATCTTTCTTAACATCTTGTTTAATGCTCCCTATCATGTACGATTCAACCTCTGTCTCCTGTGGTGCTACTTGTAGTCCTTTAGAAGACAACCAGTGTGCAGTCCAAGGTAATGGATTGTTTGCTAGTGGTGTATCAAATATAGGTTTCAATCCTATAGACTTAAGACGACGATTAGCAGTCCACTCAACATACTTAGAGAGAAGTTTATCATTGAGACCAATAATAGAACCATCTTTAAAGAGATACTCTGCCCATGCCTTTTCTTCCTCTACACAATCCTTAAACATTTGATAGACATTCTCCTCCTCTTCCTTGATGATATCAATCATCTCTGGATCATCACCCTCTTGCCATTTCTTTAAAATATTTTGAGAAACTGTAGTATGTTGTGATTCATCCCTTGCAATGAGACCAATGATTTTAGCTGATCCTTCAAGGAGTTTTAGTTCACCAAAAGCGAAGGAACAAGCGAAGGATACGTAGAATCTGATTCCTTCAAGTATGTAGACATTTGCAACTGCTCTGTATAATTTTCTTTTAACATCATTAAGTGTCCATTCAGAATTAATATGATCTCTCCATCCATCTTTCCACAGATTACTTTGATCGTACTCATGTGCTGCATTAATGAACTCATCATAAGATCTAGTAACTGATTCTGCTCTCTTAAGTATCTGTTCATCTTCTAAAATTTTATCAAAAACTTCAGAAGGATCTGAATATACATTCTTAATGATGTGAGTATATGATCTGCTATGGATCATCTCCATAGTCTGCCATATATTCATGCAACCTTCAAGTTCAGGTAGAGAACAATAAGGCATGAAAGCCATACCAGGAGCACGTCCTTGTACACTGTCCAAGAGGATCTGGTACTTAAGGTTGCTGGTAAAGATATGTTTCTGTGCTTTGTTAAGTGTTTGATAATCTGCCCTGTCCTTCTGCAAAGAAACTTCTTCTGGTCGCCAGAAGAAGCCTAGTTGTGTTTGAGTTAACTTGTCAAAGATAGGATACTTAAACTTATCATAACGTTGGACTCCTAGTGGAGGACCAAAGAACATTTTTTGTTTTGTGCTGTCTAGAATATCAGTATTGAATACTGTCATTCCTTCTACTTTAGTTGTCATGGGTTCGCTAACTCTAAATTTTGCAGCTGTCACAATCTTCTTCCTCTAATAATTCATACAATAAATCTTCTATTGATGCTTTCTTTTCTTCTGGTACATTATCATGCCAACCTATTGAATGTGATGGTTCATCTACATCTGATTTGGTATCATATGTATTTTGATAATAAGAAGTCTTCCATCCATACTTATATGTTTTAAGAAGATCTCCTGCCATAACAGAAACAGGAACTTCATTGTTATCATAATTTTCTGGATTATAGGACCAGTTACCAGAAATTGCTTGATCAAAGAATTTCTGCATAGCAGCTACAATTTTAATGTAACCATCGTTGTCTTTCATATCCCATAATAAAGTGTAATTATTTTTTAGAGACCCATACTGCGGAACAATCTGCTTAAGGGGTCCTTTCTTTGACTTCTTAGTGGACAGAAAGGCACGTGGTGGTTCAACTCCATTGGTTGCGTTTGACACAACGGAGCTACTCTCCGAAGGCATTTGTGCGGACAAAGTGCTGTGCCTGAGTCCATGTTCCTGTATTGATACTCTAAGATTATCCCAATCATGACTCAGTTCAGTGCCACAGAACTCATCAATATCACGCTTGTACGTGTCAATTGGGAGGAGACCCTTAGAATATTTGGTGCGAGAGAAATATTCACACGCTCCTTTTTCTCTGGCGATTTGGTTGCTGGACTTGAGTAGATAGAACTGGAAAGACTCAGACAAGTCGTGAACTGCTTTCCATGCTGTTGGATCTTCATATTTGTATCCATTTTTTGCTAAGTAATGTGCTAGTCCGATATAACCCACACCAAGAGAACGTCTTGCAAGAGTGCTAATACGTGCTGCTTCTACTGGATATTGTTGATAATCAATTAATTCTTCCAGACCACGAACTGCTAAATCACATAGATTTTCCAGTTCATCTAGTTTATTAATCTTACCAACATTGACAGCAGACAGAATACATAATGCAATCTCTCCTTCTCCATCAATATGTTGTAATGGAGTTGTAGGTAAAGTAATCTCTTGACAGAGGTTACTCATGTTCACTTTATCTAGGAAAGAAGAATGCTCATTACAGTGATCAATGTTCATAATATAAACACGACCAGTCTCTGCTCTCTCTTTCAATAGGTCAAGAATTAAATCTTGAGCACCAATTGTTTTTCTAGGGATTGACTCGTCTGATTCGTATTGAGTATAGAGTTCGTCAAAGGTATCGCCACCAAAAGCGTCATACAACCCAGGCACATCATGAGGGCTGAATAAGCTAATAGATAAGTTTTGGATAAATCGCTCATAAAATAATTTAGAAATCTGTATACTGTAATCAAGTTTTCTGACTCTGTTATCCTCAGTACCTTTATTGTTCTTGAGGACTAAGATGTCTTCTATTTCTTGATGCCAGATGGGGAAGTGGACAGTTGCTGATCCACCTCTGATGCCGTTTTGAGTGCAGCATCTGACAGTGCTTTCAAACTTTTTGAGGAAAGGGACAACGCCTGTGTGTTGAACTTCTCCATCCCTGATCTTACTGTTGATGCCACGGATCCTGCCTGCGTTGATGCCGATGCCAGCCCTCTGTGCGACATAACGACCAATGGCCATATCAGAACTAAAAATACTATCCAAGGTGTCGTCAGCATCAACCAGAACACAAGACGCAAACTGCCGAAGAGTTGTTCGGACACCTGCCATGATTGGGGTTGGGATGTTGATTCTGTGCTTTGAGATTGCGTCATAATACTTTTTAACGTAGTCTAAACGATTGTCTGTGTAGTTTTGAAATAGAGTTACAGCTATCATCATGTACATAAACTGGGGTGTCTCATAGACAACACCAGAACTGCGATCTTGAACTAGATACTTATCAACTACTTGGCGAAGACCAGCATATGTAAATAACATATCACGTTCATGATCAATCCATGAATTAATTTTGCTCCACTCTTCTTCTGTGTATTTACCAAGAATATCACTGTCATAAACTCCTTTATCAGTACAGTGTAACGCATGGTCATAAACACTAGGAAGACCACGAACCCACTCAACTCCAAATACCTGTTTGTATACACCATATAGGAGAAGACGAGCAGCAACAAACTGATAGTTAGGAGCATCCAAACTAATCAAGTCACTAGCAGATCTTACTAGAATTTCTTGAATATCTTTTGTCTCAATTCCATCAAAGAATTGAAGACCAGAATTCATTTCAACCTGAGAGGCACTCACACCGCTTCCTAACCCTTCGCAAGCTTCCTCTACTACCTTATGAATCTTATCAAGATTAAGAGAGGTCTCAGACCCATCTCTCTTGCGAACTTTAATTCCGTTCCCGTTTGTCATACTTTTTTCCAATCGTTAAATTTAAGGGTTGCAGTTAATCCCTGATAGGTATTTGATTCTACCAGAGTTTGAACATCATGTCTAGCTAGATGCATATCATTAATGTCCTTTTGTTGTATATTTTTTGGCCAGATCACTACCTTATCTCCTCGGTCAATTGACTTGGAGATTCTGGCGACGATTTCTCTGTTACGTGGCTCGTTATCATATATCCAAATATGATCGCTCCAGTTATACGTCCGAATATCAACATCAGACCCAGCCATCGCAACGGAATTCTTAATGAAGGTACTGTCAAACGGTCCTTCAACAATGTAAATTGCTTTTTCATAATCTATTCTGTCCTGTCCAAAGATTTTGGGTTTATCCTCATCAAGCATTATCGTAATGTATCTCATCTTTGCCTTTGGAGCTAACGATCTACCTTGATATCCGAAGAGTTTTCCGTCTTTATCTTTGAATGGTATAATAATACGAGGACTATCTTGTCTTAGGGTATCAAATGTCTTCTTCTTTTTATTTGTCCACGCTTTAAATTTTGGACAATAATAAAAATAATCTAAATCTTTAATACCCCTTTTCTCAAGATAAACTCGTGCTGGATGTGATGTATTTAGATCAGAAATTCTCTCAAGATCCACTCCTTTTGAAACAAATTTTGGTTCCTTAAAATTGAACTTTGGGTTGGGTGTTTTAGTACCCTTGCCAGTGCTGCCTTCTTTAAATTTCTCCATGATATATTGATCATAGAGAGATGAATCTTGATCTTTTATAAAGTTGGCAAGAGACCTACCAACACCACAATTGTGACATTTATAGGTAAAATTGTTTTTAATCTTAAACAAATACCCACGAGCTTTGTTCTTCCTCTTCTGTGAATCACCACAGTAAGGACACCTAAAATTAAAAAGGTCTGCCTTCTTCTTCTTGAAGAGGGTCAGACGAGGGGATATTAAATTTATGTACTTAACATCAAGATAGCTCAATTACAGGCATTTCTACTGATGATATCATAGCAGGAGGTTGCTTAGGTGTCAAGTTTCTCAGAAGTGCCTGTCCTGGTGTGGATACAAGGAAGGATATGATGGACAGAGCACCAAAGATAGTCCACATCTTCTTCTCCATGACCCTAAGACGGTCATCTACAAGGCGAATATCTCTCTCACATCCCTTCTTAATTTCTTCAGACCTTCTGTTAACTTCCCTGTGAACCGATTCAATTTTCTCAAATAATACTGCATCTATCCTGTCTATCTTATCTAATTTCTCATTATGCACAGCAAGAAGTTGACCCATCTTCACAGAATTATCCTGAAGAGAGTCAACTACTTTTTCTAATCTTTCTAATATTGCACCATTAATATCAGACATTTCTCACCGCAAAGTCTAATGCAGACTGATAAGAAGCAGCATCTTTGTTTAGCATATACTGGAATTGTTGCTTATGTGTATCATCTAATTGTGCATAGGTAGCAGCAATTCTCTTAGCAGAGAAGTTATCTAAATTTTGTGTTGAATTATCAGCAAACTGGATCTTAGCAAATGATCCTTCACCTTGTGGATTCAATTCTGATGTAGCTACATCCAATGCAACTTGGATTACATCTTGATTTTCATTCATAATATCAGTAGTCACTTGAGTTTCCTCTTTTTTAAGTTTTTTAGTTTGAGATGACGCTTTCTTTTTAAAATCAGAAAGACGTGCTTTCATGAGCGTATCCATTTCTTTGGTTTTACGCATCATTTTTTCTTTAGATTCTCCACGTTTTTTCTGGAGATCCTTTTGACGACCCAGTTTCTTTCCTTGCTGGATCTGTTTTTGAGCTCTCTCGGTATCTGTAGACAGAGCTTCGGTTACGTTAGTTTCTGTATGTTCTTTCATTTTTCTACTTTGGATACGGGAGAAGAGATCTTTAGCACCAGACGTGCGACCATCAACTTTCTCATTATTTTTTTTGTACTTACGATGTTGTCTAGGATTTACCATAACAAATGCAGGTGGTAACTGTAGTCCAGAACCATCGCCAGCGGAATTAATCATTTCATTTACAGTAGGTTTAGTTCCTTTAGACATTCCTTGTCAACATCCTCATTAAGTTTGGGTGGTAATCTATTTAGAAATAACATAAATGCCTTGATTATAGACCAATATGTTGCTTCCGTTTTATAAAACAGCAATGGTGTTGCTGCATCATCAAAAACATTATATAAAATAATCACATGATTTAGTATCAGGTGAGTTTTGAGTTCACCCGTCGCCTCGTTACGCTTAAGTAATCTTTTGATATACTTAAATCTCTTTAAGTCTTCCTCAAAATCAGAATAGGTAACTGACGACGGGTTATTGTAATTTTGAATAGCAAAGAAAATCCAGTTCTCTGGAGTCAATTCAGCAATGTTCATTCATTAGGATCCGAATGTTAGAGTTGCAGCTCCGTTAGTGGTAACCTCTTCGGTACCATTAGCAGAAGTAACCTTAACTCTGTACTTGTAACCGTTTAAGGTAGTACCACCAAGTGATGCGTATGTAAGTGTTGCTGTTGTGAAGTTGGAGTATGTTGTTCCAGTATCTGTGTTAGCAGCAAGGTTAACCCAACGCTTACCAGTTGCAGTTTGACGTTGCCAAACATATGCAAGTGCTCCAGGTGTTCCTGTTGTGGATGTACTAAGAGTAAATGTACCACCACCAGAAGATGAGGTAGAGTTAGCAGGTTGTGCAGTGATAGTCACAGAAGATGCTACGTCAGCAACCCTAGTATCATCAGTGTAGTCACCAGATGTACCAGCAGCAATATAAACATAAGCTAAATGCACTGCCTTATGGCGAGTAGCACCAGAATGATCTGTATATGTTTTATAGTTCCACCAACCAGGTCCTTTCAAACCACGTTGCTTGTTTTCTGCAAGTCCAACTTCAGTTGAGTCAACGAATAAAATTTCGCCAACATTACTGTCGCCACCTTTGATTACATATTCTGCAACATCCTTAGGTGGAGTTCTACGTACAGCTCCTGCTAGTCCAGCATCAGTGCTACCAGCATAGGTAGTGTGTAATTCAATTGAAGTTGTGCTTGTTACACTCCTTACAATATAGTTAACACCACCAAGGACTAATACATCTCCTTGGTTTACAGTATCAGCGGCATTCTTAGAAACTGTAGCATCGCCATTTGTGACGCCAACATTATTCGCAAATGTCGCTGCATCAATCGTTCCGAATACAGCCATTGGTCTCCTCGTATTATTTGAGTATTTCTTATGTTTATTTATAAAAAGATAAAAAGGGGAGCTTCCACCCCCCCATGATATCACTTATCTCTTGCTTTAATAGCAGCAGTTACTGTCTCAAGTAGCTTGTCATCCATATCGGTTTTGGTCAGTTTAACTGCCTTGCCGAGAATAACTAAACAAATTTCAATCAGTTTCTCACCAAGTTCCTCGTTTTCAGGGATCTTGTTAACTGCATCTGAAATTACTTTTGTTGCAAGTGGTAGTAGAAAGGAAAGCATAATCTTAAATCATATTGTTTCAAAGCCTATTTATTATTTCTCCCACTCATCTAAAATATCTGTTATCTTTGCCATGAACTGTTTAAAGTTCAGCAAAGTACCCGAACGATAATCACGACGTGCCTTTGCAACACCAGTCTCAAATGATTCGTTAGTTGCTCTAGTGGTCATTCCGTTCTTACCATCAGGAATACTAGGCATGACTTCTACATTGCCAGATTTTTTATTTTTTAATTTTTTAGTTTTAGGCTTTGTATTCTTTTCCTTTCTGTTGTCGTCATAACCTTCCTCTCGGAATTGTTTAAAGGATTTCATTTCTTTTTCTTCATACCTAAAATTTTACTTACCTTCTTACGACGAGCGATCAAAAACTTATCACTCTTATCGTGGTCACCATCATTGTCAATATCTTTATCTTCCTTACCTACGGGATCAAGTTTCTTTTCTTTAATCTCTTCAACAGAACTAGGTGTTCCTGGTGCTTCATCCTCGTGAGCAACTACATTACCATCAGCATCTTTCTCATGATGCTCTTTCTTAATTTTATATCCTTTCTGCCATTTCCCTTTAATCTTTTCTATAACATATGTCTCACCATCCATTTCATACTCTTCTCTTTCTTCTACTTCTTCTTTAGTATCTAATTGTGCTTTAGAACCTTCTTTCTTAGCACTCTTCTTTTTCTTAGTAGTGTCTTCTATCTCAGCACCATGTGACTGAGGATCCATACCACCAAAAGGTGCTTCTGATAAATGCAAGTCAGGCATTTCAGTGTTCTGGAAGCAATCGCCACCCACCCACTTACCGTACTGTTCCATCAATCCAGATGAAAACTCGTCACTGTGCTTTACTTTATTAACTGGAGGTTGTTTCTTCATCGTTCAAAAGGGAGGTTCTTCTCGTATTATTTATAGATCTAATGTTCTTTATCCATTCACGTAACATATCACCACCATCTGTAATAACGATAGCATAGTTACCACCTACTCTGTGAATGCGTCCTTTGTCTCCTGTACGTGATGACATAACAGCATCACCTTCTTTGAATACAAAGGTTTGCCTTTGTTGCTGACGCAGAGCTTCTTCTCTTAATTTTTTAAAATTCTTCATTTAAAATTACTAGGTAGTGCCATTGCAATCTCTGCCATAAGATTTTGACAATCACGATCATTTAATGCATTAGGAATACCCTTTCTGAATGTAGTGAAGTCACCAGCATGTGCTGCACGTCTCATCTTAGTTCCAGAAATGGCAAAGGTATCACCATCAGCGTCTCTACTTCCAGAAGATTCTATTAAAATCTTTCTGAATCTAAAGTCTTTACCATTATATTTATGAAGGAATCCCATAGCGTTAACCCTATCAGAACCTACAAGGAATATAACTTCATTGTATCCTGCAAGCATAATCTCTTGCAATATTGCTACTGGTTCCCTAGGACCACTATAGATATGTCCCTTATGTTCAGGAAACATCTTATTCATATAGAATAATTTTCTATCAGGTGGTAAAGGATTAGTTCCTTTCTTATCTACAGTTTGTGAAATATAAATGCGATAGTCATGAGCACCTGCTGCTGACTTTACACCAGCAAAGTTTTCCTTGTGTCCTGTAGTAGGTGGTTGGAACCTACCAAAAGTAAAATAGCACTTATTACAATTTAACGCCATTGCTTCTGAAGAGTGAAGTTGTTGTATGCAAATTCCATACGGTTAACAAACTTAATCATGTCACCATCCTTATGTAAGACATAACCTTCTGGACCAGTGACCTTATATCCTTTCTCTGTCTGGACAAAAGTCCTAAACTCTTCTAGGTGGTCAAGTTTATCTATAACCATTTGCTTCACTGTTTGCAGTTCCTTGTACAGTGTTAGCATTGCTTTGAACTTGCCATTATTCTTTTCAACATACAGTTGACTATCATAAACAAGATTTCTTTTCTTAGTTAAGTTTGCAGCTGTCTTGATCTTTGCTAATTCTTTATTTGTTTTCTCCTCATAGAAATTTAACATGGCATACATTGCATCATCTACTTTATTAATAGTACGAGCATTCTTAATTTCATTATTAAAGAACTGCTTTAAGTATGATGCAATGTGAAACTTAGCATCTCCAGTGGTTCCTGTTTTAGTAACCAACTCATCCAGAAAATCACCACAGGTTTTACACATACGTTCAATGGTAGTAACATATCCATCAAACTTTTTCACCTCTGCATTGGAAAAACCAACACGATGCATTGGTGTGTCATTTTTAACTACCAAAGCTTCATCAGATCCATTTACTTTTGCACCTGCTCTAGCTTGCATATCAAGAATTACATCTCCAGTATAATGTGTATGAAACACTACACCAATCTTTGCTCTGCCTGCTGCTTTACCAATAGGATGATCTACTGGAATACCATATGTAATTGTATTGGGTCTGAATGTATATAAGTTTTCCCCATTAACTTTTTCTTTTTTAACATCAGAAGTGAATAAAAGATCTCCCTGTACTACACCTTCAATACCAAGAGTAGAAAAATAACGAAGAGAGAACTTCAATTTCTCTGCTAGATCTCCCTCATACCACCCATCAATTTGTTCTTCACTATAACAAAGTTTAGGATCAGACTTATTGAATACAGATTTAGTTCCAACAAAAAATAATCCTGTCTGAGGATCTGTACCACAAATAACAGAGGGAGCACCATCCCATTTGGTTTGCATGAAACCTTGAGACTCCTGATGACCCAACATATTCTTAAGTTCTTTTAAAAAAGACACAGCAGCTTTACAACCCTCAACTCCATAGTTGAGCATTTCATCCTCTAGATGTTCTAAATGTTTTAGCTGTTTAATGTTTGCCATTATTTTTTAAAATAATCTCCATTGCTATGAGTAGGATATACACCACCTTGTTTGTTTCTCATATTAAATTTAAACTCATATTTTTGTGTTTCAAAGATCATATCAATACGTTTAGCTTTACCACCTGCACCACCGTAATTGATCTCAACTGTGCTCCCAATAAGAGATGCAGCTTTATTCATGTAATCTTTATCAACTTCATACACTTCTAGTTTGCTTCCTGTATAATGAACCATCCAATAACCATAACCAACACCACTCGCAACCAAATCTTCTAGTGCATTTATTCCTGCATTGTCAAGTTTAGTATCTTCAATATGATTCTCTACTATAGGAGAACTTAAACCCTTTTCAAATTTATTAAACACAGTTAAAAACTTCGTTTGATCTATACCAAACATGTTAAGATATTCTTGACCATCTTTAGGTATTACACCTTCTTTTAATTTTGCTTCTGGAAATAAATTAAGTTTATCTTTACCTGTACCTTTAATACCACAGTTAAAGAATGATAAAGTATCCCCAAACTTAACTGAAAGGTATACTGGTTTACCAGCAACGGTTAAAGTAATATCTGTAAGAGTAGATCCAATATTATTAGTGGCGGTAGAACCACCTGCAGAGATAACAATATTATTGCCCTTTTTCTTAAGAGGACGTTTCTGGTTTTTACCACCTTCACCTAAAGCTTTTGTTGGTCCTTCTCCATATGCTTTGACCATAGCAGCAATAATAATGTTGACGTGTTCTGAATATTTTTTAACTTTCACACCAGAACAATGATCAATCAGTGCTTGGGTAAGATCATCTTCATACACATTACCCATATTAACTTTCTTACCACCTTTAACTTGTCCACCAAACTCAGCAGTTTTTGCAAAGTCTTCTAGATCTAAGTAAATATCTGTACTACTTATATTACGAGGTACACCTTTACCTACAGGAATATTACATGTAAATTCAATATTATTTTTACCACGAAGACCTTGCCTACACACTTTATCAAATAACATCTTCGCAGAAATTTCTTTACCAGAATTTCCTTTAATAGAATGAAAGTCTTGAAAGGGAGAAGTGATATATTTTTTAGTATTTTCATCCTTTGTAGTCGCAGTAAATCCTGCCACTTCAACAACACCAATGTCCGTTGAGAAGTGATTCTCTTTTCCATTGCGTTTCAAAGCTTTATCAAAGAAGGTATCCATACGATCAAGATACCTTCCACCGTTTCTAAAAAAATCTCCTGCTTTCATAAGAAAACCTCTCGTCTAACTATTTAGAGGAGAGGTTCTTGTTGTCAATTACTAGGTGCTTTGAAATACTTATTGATAACATCTACTTGATCCTGATACTTGGCTATTATATCCAACTCTTTTTCAATAGATTCTAATATATCAGTATGTTCACCAACACCAGCAGGATGCTCTAGATAGATTTCAATGTTTGCTTTATGTTTAGCAATGTCACCTTGAGCGTGTGCTAATAGTGCTCTTAGGATTTGTTCTCTCATATGTAATTGTCCCATTAATAAAATTCGTTATACTAATTTATATATCATCTGTCTCCTGCTTTTCTATTTTCAGATTTATCAACGTCAAATGATCCACCTGGATATCTCTTCTCTAACTTCTTGACATTACCTCTAACAACATCGTCAAAAGATATATCCAATGCCATACAAGCTTGTGCTACGTACCACATAACGTCACCCAACTCAATAATAAGATGCTCTCTGTTGTCGGGTGTCCAAGGTTTACCTTGAAAGACCATCTTTTTAACAATTTCAAGAAACTCGCCAGACTCAGCAGCAAGCCCAACGCCAGCAGTGGTAAGACGTTCAATATTGGCACCCTCTCGGTCAAGTTCACCCAGACGGTCAGCAAGACTGACAAAATCCTTAGAACAATCACTTGTGACAGCATCCACGAAATGACTGTACTTATTAAAGTCAACATTATTGGTCATAGTTTATACATTCCACTCAGCAAATTTAGATAATCGGTTTTTTGTTTCAGAGAACTGAGGCATCTCTTCCTCCTTTTCTACATCCATTACAGATGTACTGTCAGCAACATCATACAGCCTCATCTTTGATCTGTCAATTCCCACCATGAATTTTCGTGAGGAAGTGGGGTCTGAGTATCTGTTTTTAAGTTGTTTGACCATGATGCGACCTTGTTGTTCCAACTCCTCAGTAGAGATAAGGGCAAACATAAAATCAGCAGTGGCAGGAAGACCAAAAGACTCAGAAGTATCGGTAAGATCTGGATCACTATTGCCAAACCCACTACGAGTAGTCTGAGTGGCACTAATAATAGGGACGTTACATTCCACAGCAAGACCCCGAAGCTCCTCAGCAATCGCCTTAACATAGGTATACGAGTTAACAAC